TAATGCCTTTGGTGATATTATTAGAAGTCATTGGGATGGAGCTACAGGAGCTTGGCAACCACATGTAGCTAGAGTTAAAAGAGCTATAGCTATTGCTACTAATACTCCTGAAGAACAATTCATTACTTATCCAGGACACCAACCAGACCAATCACTAGCAGTAGACTTCATGACTAATGATAACTATAGACTTGGTGATACTATTGCAGGTTTTGTTATTGAGAACATGGATGAACTTAATATTGACTATGTAATCTGGGGGCAGAAGTTCTTCATGAATGTTAACAATATCTATGGTCCTGCTAGGGTATGGAGCTTAATGCCTGATAGAGGTAATAAGACTCAAAACCATGGAGACCATGTTCACGTTTCATTTAAGCCTACTGATAGCATGAATACTGGTACTGTATTCCACTCATCAGGTGGAGGTGGACAGTCTGATGGTAACAACAATAGAGGTTCAGGAATGTCTGACTTTGGTGGTATTGTTGGTACTGCTAGTAGTGGTGAACCTAATGGAGCTACAGGAGAGGTACAGACAGCTACAGAAACCATGAAGGTACTTGGTGAGTTAGACTCACTTAAAGGTACTACACTTGGTAATGGTGAGTGTTACGGTCTTGTAGCTTGGTACTCAATGAAACTAGGTGGTGTAGGACTTGGTGGTGGTATTACTGGTATTACTCATGCCATTGGTGATACTTTATCAGCTAGTAACATTGGTGTTGGTTATGACTGGGGAGCTGTAGGATGGAAGGTAGTACCTACATCAAGAGAAGCTATGAAGGTTGGTGCTATCTTTACAGAAACCAATCAATATAGTCCTTACGGACATACTGGTGTTATTAAAGCTATCAATGGTGACACAGTTACTACACTAGAGCAGAACGTATCAGGCCAAAGGTTTGTAGTTGAAAGACAGAGAACTATGGATGATATGCTCAGTGGTGGTAGACACCTTATCTATCCTCCTGAAGTATCAGGTGGTAAGAGTATTGGTAATACTGATGGCTCTCTTACTAGGAACTATGTAGCTAAGTTTGCAGGAGACATCAAGGTTAAGATTGATGGTATTGACTTCACACCTATGTTTAAAGCTCAATATGATGGTAAATGGATTGACAAATACTCAGTATTCCCAGATGATAAACCTAATCATGGTTATGATGTAATGTTAGGAGCTACAGCACTTACTGAAGAACAACAAAAGAAAATCTTTAGAAGTGGTGAGCATCTAGTAGAAATTACTGGTTCAATGCAAGCAGATGTTATTTTAAGAACCTATCTTAAATATAATCACTTAAACTAGGAGCAACAATGAATTACACCAATATCCTTCATAAGAAGTCTCTTAAGCTCTCTGTAGTTAATAGACGGATTGACTTACTAGACAAACACTTACTTAATCATCCTGAAGACTACCAAGCAGTTATCTGTATCCTAGCTCTTAGGTCAGAAGCTCTTAGAAGAACTATGGAGATTAAACAACTTAATTACTTAGCTAAAGTAGAATTATATAAATAAAGGAGGTACACCGTATGTGTACAAACTGTGGATGTAATAGCTGTAATGAATGCAATGAATGTTCAGGACAATATAGCTCTAACTGCAAACCTATTCTTGATGTAAATTGCCTTCCTACACTTGGTAGAACTTCAAGACATTACTTGTATCGTACACCTGATTCTAAGCTTTGGTATGCAAATGCTAACTGTACTGCATGGCTTGAATTGACAAGAGATGAAGCTACAGAGACTAATAAGCTTAATGTCCTACTAGACTTGACTAATAGAGTCATTGAAGTAGAAAAAGCTCTTAAAGCTAAGAATGAAGAAAAACCATCTGACAAAGAAGATAAACCTACTGATAAAGATAAGACCCTCTCAGAAGCTCTAGAAGCCCTTAAAAAGGAGCTTGAAGGTAAGGCTAGTGTAACAGGACTAGAGGACGTAAATAAAGCAGTACAGAAGCTCTCAGATGCCTTAAACGCTAAAGAGGATAAAGACACTATCTATGATGATTCTGAAATTAAGAAAGCTCTTGAAGAAGTAAAAGCTACTGTAGCTAAGCTTGAAACCAAAGAAGATAAAGATACTATCTTTGACCCTTCAGGATTGGAAGCTAAAGTTACTTCTATCGAAACTAGACTTACTACTTTAGAATCTACAGTAGAGACACTTAGGGTAGCTAAAGAATCTCTAGAAGCTAGAGTTGCTTACCTTGAAGAACAAAGTAGACATGATAATGACCACTTGTAATGGAGATAACTAATGGCTATTAAAATTAAAAGAGAAGAGAGAGAAGACAACTTTCCTCTAATCACTGTAACTGACACTAGACCTTATCTTAATTGGACTTATGAAGGTAGTCTTGAAACAGATGATATGGTTAAGGATGTACTTAAACTACAGAACACTCCTTCATACAATGAGACTATTAACTCAGTCCTACTCTATGCTCCTTTCCTCTATGGTACTCAGTGGGTAAGTTTAATTAACCTATTCAACCAACCTATTGTAGGTGAAACTTATGGTGTAGGAGCTATGTTTAAACTAGAAAATCCTAACTATAAGGAAACACAGGGTGAAACTAAGTTTGGTCTAGTAACTGTCAACAAACCATTGACAATTCAAAAAGATGTTTCCTGGGAATCACTTAAAGATTATAATGACAATGGTATTGTCTCTATGATTAACTATAGTGACATTGAGCGTAAATAGGAGGTACTAAATGGGTGACTGTATTTCATGGTGTAACCCTGTATTTAAGAGGGTAGAAGCACTACCTGACCTAGACTATGCAACTAGAAATCATGCCTATATCATGCCTGACAATAAAGCCTATATCCTTAATGAAAATGGTGATGGCTTTACTGAACTAACATCTACAGCAACTACAGGAGGTACTTCTTATGATGATAAACCTCTTGTAGCTAGAGTAGAGAAACTAGAAGCTAAAGAAGACAAAGATAAACAAACACTAACTCTGAATGGTACTACATTAAGTATTAGTAATGGTAACTCAGTAGAGATTCCTAAAGGTACTACATATAAGGCAGGTAATGGTATTACTATTACTGAAGATGGTACTATTAACAACTCTGTAGTTGATACAAACACTAAGTACAGACTTGTAGCTACTTCAAATAACATTGGTGATAAACTTAAACCTCTAACACAGTTAGGTGTTAAAGAGTTCAATAGCTTAATAACTACTAATGCTATTCAAGTTACTTTACCTACACCTAAATATACTTTTGGTGATAAGGAGTTGTTTATCCAATTTCCTAGAATTTCTACTAAAATGTATAAAACACCAGGAATTAATGAACAAACACAAGATTATATTAGGATTGGCTTTACTATCCCAATTAATCAAGCTGAAGCACAAGGTATTGCTAGAGTAGGTAGATACACATTCCCTGAAGCTTTTGGTAATATCCATGTTATGTATGACTTAAGTACAAATGGTGTTCTTAACCTATCATTCTACTTTGAGTTCTACAAGTTTGACTTAGATAACAATAGAATTATTACTGAAGAACCTACATTAACTGTTCCTGCTTCACTAAACAACCTAACAAAAGGTCTTATGTTTGGAGCTAACTTCCAGGATGAATACATCATTGAAGTAACTCTAGAAGAGCCTATAGTAGCCCTTGCTGAGCTTATCTATAATCTGAAGGAGGTAACTAACTAATGCATGATTATGGTATTTTAAAAAGAGAAGGTATCTCTATTGATAACTCAGAGCTTGTAGCTAGTAACAATCTTTATGATAGAAACTTTGTTAATTCTATTGCTAAGTATGCTGAATCATGGACAAGTAGAATTTTTGTTAGTAATGCCTTTATAGATGGTATTAGTTATACTTTCAATAAGAATAAGTTTACTCCTGTAGAGTATACAGATAAAAAACCAAGAGTATTGTTTATAGCAAATTACTTCACTAACTACTCTCCAAAATATGATGTAACACCTAGTTTTGGTGACTATTTTCTTACAGTAAAAGATATTAAAGCAGGTAGTGAGTTATGTATTATCCATGAAGATAGACTAAATGTGTATATGGATGGTACTTTAACTGTAACTAGAACATTTAACTTAGATAATAACATGATGGCTAGTTATGTTATTATTGAGAGTAATAATCAACAAATAAGGTTGAGTGAAACACTGTAAAGGAGGTACTAAATGGCTTGTACTGGATGCAATGATTGTGAATGTATTGAAGCTAAAAATAAAAAAGACATTGAAGACAAGCTAAGAGTCCTTCATGACTTAGTATGTGTTATTGCTAACGCTAACTGTATTGACCTTCCTAGAATCCTCTCTAAAGGGTTCTACATGTTATGGTGTATTCTAAGAGACATTCTTAGGATGCAACAAGAGATTGACCTTACAGTGTTTAAGAAGCGTGATGAAGAGCTTTGTAGAAAGATTTCAGACTTAGCAGTAGAAGTAGAGAAACAACTTACTGCTAACAAAGAAAACTCTAGAATCCTCAATGAATATAACACTAAACTAGCTTTATATAATGAAGCTATGGAGACTTACAATAGGAACTACAAGCTCTATCAAGATGGTCTAGCAAGCTTTAACAAAGCTAATAAGGACTATGAGACTGCTGTAGCTCAGTATGAAAAAGACAAAGCTAACTATGATAAGCTTAGAAGTGATTATGCTACAGCTCTTGCTAAGTATAATACTGACTTAGAAGCTTACAGAAAAGTAATGGCTGAGTATACTAAGGCTGTAGAGAAGTATAACAGTGATATGGCATCATATAACGCTTCTAACAGCGAGTATGCACGTCTTAAGGCTGAGTATGATAGAAAGCTTAAGGAATACAAAGACAAGCTTAGAGAGGCTGAGAAGGCTGAATCTGACTATCAGACAGCTATTGTTGAATACAACAAATCTATTAAACAGTGGGAAGCAGGACTTATAGGTAATATTGGGTATACTTTTGAGTTCTCAGAATTAGATAATACTGGTGCTGACCTTCCTGATGAATATACCTTTGATAAGAATACTGGTAACTTTACTATTAAGTCTCCTATCAATGATGGTACTGAAAATATTGGTTACTGGGTTCTTAGAGGTAAGGTAGGATTCAATGCTAGCTACAGTGGTATTACTGGTGGTGTGAACATCAAGGCTAACAGTGTTACTATCCAAGAGGTAAGTTATGATAAGGTATCACCTAAAGTAGCTTTCTCAGACTTTAGTATTACTTATAGGAAACCTAATGGTGCTGTTATTTGGTCTAAATCCTATAGAGGACAGTCAGCATTTACACAAGCCCTTGATGTTACTTATCCTTTGTCTCATGACATCAATATTAACCAAGGACAATCACAAAATATTGACTTCCTTCTTTATGATGATATGTGGGTAGAAGGTTCTCATAATAAGGTATCACTTAAGATTACAGCTCCTACAATCTCTATGGAAGGTAGACCTAAAGAACCTACTAAGAGGACTGTAGTTGTACCAGAAAGACCTACAGAACCTGTAGCTCCTGGTGGTAATAAACCTGTAGAACCTACTAGACCTAATCAGACTGAGCCTGTAAGACCTAATGAGCCTACAGTAACAGAACCTATTAGACCAACACAACCTACAGGAACTAAACCTACAGAACCTATTAAGCCTACAAGACCTGAAGAACCACAACTCTTTGAGGTTAAAGCTATTAGTGTTACTTGTGGAGACTTAACACCTGTACCTAAAGAATTAACAGGAGGTAAATGATGTCTTGCTTAGGACAATGTGGAGATTGTCAATGTGAAAAGATTGATGTCTGTGTAGAGGTAGAACAAAGACAAGATGTAATGGAAAAGAAGCTTAAGGTATTAAAAGACTATGCTTGTTTACTAGCAAATACATCTTGTGTAGGTCTACCTAAAAGACTGGCCCAATATGCTTACTTCTTATGGTGTTTCCTAAGAGACTTGCTTATTATGGTAGTTAATTTAGATAAGCGTGTAGATAACCTATGTGCTGTAGCTAACTGTCATGAAAAGAAACTAAATGCTCTTGTAGACTTCCTAATTGGTAAGTTAAGTGACAATGTAGAATTATCTATGAAGTCTAACACTACTGTAGTTGAAACTGGTGGAGGACAAACCTACAGTGTAGTTAAGACTGACACTAATGGTAATTTTACTATTGTATGGAACATGGTTGATACTGGTGAAGTAGGTGTTGGTAATGTTCATGGTAAAGTTATCCATAGCTACACACCTAATAAAGATGGTTCTATCCATGCTAAAATTAGTGCTATCAGAATTGATAAAATTAAGTATGTCAATAAAGCACCTACTACTCATCACAATGGTAGATTCACTATCTATGATATTGATAACAATGTAGTTTTCCAAAAAGGATACGACCCAGGTCAGTCTTGGGAACAAGACATCAATAGAACACTTGAATACAATAAGGAATTTGACCTTAAACCTGAAGGTGGTTCATCTGATGTTATTAAGATGTTATCTACTCTTGACGAGTGGGTATATGCCCCTACAAGAAGTAGTATTACTGCTCAGTATATTAACCACAACCCTAATATTGGATTGCCTACTGACCCTTGTAATGTACTATGTGGTGCTTGTGATTGGTCAGATGAAAAGATTGCTGAGCGTAAGCAAAAGGAAGAAGAAGAGAAAAAGAAAAAAGAAGAGGACGCTAAACCAAAAGAAGAAGGTAAGTAGAATTGAGTATATCAGTTGATATTTTAATGACTACTGTAGGGGGGGCAGTATCAACACTATCTACATGTGTAGGTATTTACATGACAATTAGGAAAAGCATTAGAGAAAGTAGAGAAGAGAGAGTACAGATAATTGCTCATCAAAATCAATTAAATGAAACTCTTACTAAACTTACTAATGATGTCAGAGAATTGGTTATTGAGAATGAAGCTCAGCAAAAGCAATTAGAAGCTACTGAGAGCTTCGCTAAGAGCCATTTTAGGATGGAGCTATACAATGCCCTTACTAAGGCTCTAGAGCGTGGTTATACGTTTGTAGATGAAGCTACAGAGATTGCTAAGATGTATACCATCTATCATAATAATGGTTGTAATGGTGAAATTAAACTGCTCTATAGTAAGTATGACAAACTAGAAATTAGAGAGGAAAGATACAATGATTTTTAGTAATAAAACTTATGATGTACTTAAGTTTGTAGCAATTACTTTTATTCCTGCTTTAGCTACCTTTGTAGGTACTGTAGGTATTGCAGTAGGATACCCTGAAACTACAGGTGTTATTGTTACTGTATTGACTGCTTTAGGTACTTTCATTGGTGCTTTGGTAGGTCTATCAAGCACAAGTTATAATAAAGGAATTGAATAATGAGTTATCAAGACTTTAAAAATACTCACCTTGGTAATGGTTATGACATTGATGGTTGGTTTGGAGACCAATGTTGGGATGGTTTTGCAGAATACTGTAACTACTTAGGTGTTCCTGTTATTAACTGTACTGACAGTGGTTATGCACAAGACCTTTGGACTCAAAGACATAGTAATGGTATTCTTAACTACTTTGATGAAGTAGAAGTAATGCAACCAGGAGATGTAGCTATCTTTGCTGTTACACCTTCAACACCTTATTCACATGTAGCTATCTTTGATAGTGATGCAGGTAATGGATATGGTAACTTCCTAGGTCAAAACCAAGGTGGAGAACAAAAAAACCCTAATGGTGGTGGAGTATTCAACATTGTAGCTCTACCTTACTCAGCTACATTTGCTACTGCCTTTAGACCTAAATCAGCTAACAACACTGTAGTAGTTACTAATAACTCAGAACCATCTTCTGTAGTTAGTGGTATGAAGAAAGATGATTACTTCATTGATGTATCAGCTTATCAACCAGGAGACTTAACAGACATCTGTAATGCTAGTGGTACTAGAAATACCATTATTAAAGTTACTGAAGGTCTTGGATGGTTGAGCCCTGTAGTTACTCAACAAACAAATACAAGTAACTGTGTAGGGTATTATCACTTTGCTAGATTCGGTGGAGATGTAGGTTTAGCACAAGCAGAAGCTGACTTCTTCATCAGTAATCTACCAAGCAAGCCTAGATACTTAGTATGTGACTATGAGGATAGTGCTAGTGGTAACGTACAAGCTAACACTGATGCTGTAATTGCCTTTATGGACAAGTGTAAACAAGCAGGCTTTGAACCTATTTACTATAGCTACAAGCCTTATACACTAGCAAATGTCTATATTGACCAAGTAACATCTAAGTATCCTAACAGTTTATGGATTGCAGGTTACCCTAACTATGAAGTAACACCTACTCCTTATTGGGGTGTATATCCTGGTATGGAACACATGAGATGGTGGCAGTTTACTTCTACTGGTATTGCAGGTGGTCTAGACAAGAATATTGTATTGATTGATGATGAAGTAACATCATCTAGTAACGTAGAAGAAGAGGATGAAAACATGAACTTTGTTGTAAGAAATCAAACTGGTGATAGTGGTTATGTAGCTGTAGTTAACGGTAGAGTGTTTGGTATTGGTGATATGGAAACTGTATTCCAACTACAAAATGCAGGAGCTAAACATCTTAATCTTCCTGATGCTGACTTTGGTAGATTCATTGATAGTCAATCAAGAGATGCACAAGAGATTAAACAAGCTATTGCTGATGCCAATGCTAAAGTGGTAGAAGCTATTGAAAAGATTAAATCTACTTCAGTACAAGATGCACTTGGTAAGGTTACTATCAAAGGTAATCTTGAAGTATCAAATGAGGGGTAATGATGAAGAAACTACTTGCTACTGTAACTGTTTTACTTGCCCTTGGTGTAGCTACTGTAGCTCATGCAAGTGTAACAAGTAACTACAATCCTGACACTAGGTATAATAGATACGGTTACAATAATGGTACTGAAGGTAGGGTGATTAATCGTTCTACAAGTGGTGCTTTCCTTACTTACTTTGATAACTACAGAGTCTATAACTTTGTCAGTGAGACTAAGAATAGTGATGGTACTGTAACTAGACTATGGCAACCTAAGAAGGATGTAGCTGTTATTACTGACTATAACTCTTTCTCTTATGCTAATGATGGTGCTAAAGTCTATAACTTTGATGAATTTGGTAATCAGTTACCTGAAGAATCAACTGACTTTAAATCACTAGACTTCCTAGGAGAGTTCAGTATTAACAGTTGGACTGCTTACAGATTCTGGAAATAGTGGTATAATAGGCTTATAGCCACATCACTATAAAATTTAAAGGAGTAAATCACCTCCCCAACTAGGTCAACTGGGTTACAATGACTTAGTGGCTATATAAGGCTCTTAGAAGACGTTCTAAGAGCCTTTTCTTATACCCTAGTATATTTACCCTAGGAAGCTACTAGAATTGATTACAGAGCAAATTAGGGCATAATAAAAGGCTATAGAAATAAATCTATAGCCAGTGAAATTTTCCACAATCTACATGTGAGTTTGAAAAGGGTTATTTTGTTGTTATTTGATAATTGTTTTAAATACTTTGTTTTGTTTTAGTTTTTATTGTTGTTCAAGCACTAAAAACTATAGTGTAATTTATTCTAGTTTTCTTCTAGTGACTTGATACGTTCAAGTCGTTTCTCTGTAGCTTTAGCAATTAAACCAAGCACATAAGATAGTGTAACAATGGCAATCCATAGAATACCAATGATAGCACTAATGAAATAGAATAAGTCCTTTAAGTCCATTATTCACCCCCTTCCATTGTTTCCAATACATATCTACCCATAAGAATGGCATCAGCTTCATCATCATTAATACCATGTCCAATTAAGAACATAGTCTCAGCTACAGAGATTGATGTTTGCTTTTGTTCATCCCTTGTAGCTTTCCCTTTACCTAGTCCAAAGTGTTTCTTCCAGGTGTTGGGGAATACTTGAATAAGGTTAGCTTCAGGTAACTGTCCAAGCAGTATACCTTGTGCTAGACACAGTTTCTTGACTGTCTTGATGTTTTTTAAGAAGAAAGTATCCTCAATAACTACAGTATCAATACTATAATCTTTATCTAGTTCAGTTACTTTGTCAGCCATCTTCCTTACTCTGACTAACCAATCCTTACCAGTAGGTTTAATAAAACCATACTTAGTAAGCTTATCACCAACATAAAGAGCATAACCAGTGCTTGTAGTTGACACATCAAGAGCCAATATTACTTGTTCTTGTGCTTCCATTTAGTACCCTCTCCTTTAGCCCTTAGATACCTTCTATAGGGCTGTGTAATACCTATATTAAGCTTCTCAGCTAGTTTATAAGCAAGATGGTTCATAGCTATGATTTCATATAAATCAGCTTGTCTTTGTCTTATCCGTCTTAACCTCTTTGTATAAAATCTTTGCTGAGATGAACCATTCCTGTATTGCTTCTTAAGTCTCTTGATTTTGTTGTATTCCTTTTCTAAGTCTATGTATTTCTTCATAGCCTTATATGCTTCAGGAGACTTGTCTACTTTGCTTATACCACGGACTCTAGGTAGTTTATCCTTAGAGCCTTTAGGTCTTCCACTAGACTTAAGAATTGGTATACACCACCACAACTAATCTATCATTACCACTTCCAGTAGCAGTAATTTGTTTAATAGATTTGTTATTGTTTTCATCTAGGTACTGATTGATTTTAAATTCGACATCTAGTAAGTTACCTTGATAGAATTGAACAGTATCTTTAGGGTACATACTGATAATATCTTCTTCATTGAACCATTCATTAGTTCCATCAATATTAACAGCATAAGCTCCTTTACCAATGTTAGTAATTACTCCTGGTTTATTATTAACCAAGACTAATTGACCAAGACTAAAAGTCAATATTACCACCTCCACAATTAAGTTTATATGGCAGATACTTAGATGTAACTACATCATCACCATAATCTTTAGCACTCTCAATAGCTTCTTCAAGAATCTGTAGTTTAGTTTCTTGATAGTCAGCTAAGTGAATAAGGTAAGACTCAATACACTGTGGTTTCTCACCAAAGTCTCCATGATGTTGACCAATAATAGCCATCAATCGTAGGTAAGTACCCATAGAATACTTAGATAGAATGTCAGCTTCTAGTTTAGTAAGTAGATGGATACCAAACAATGTATGAGGTACAAATGAGTTCTCATGTCGTTGACCATTTAGATACTCAAATGACTTACCAAAGTCATGAATGATACAACCAATGATAAGAGCAGGCATATCAACACCATTTCTGATGTTATTGTAGAATACATCAGTACTATCCCCACCAAACATAAAGCTACATAGTTGAGAGAATACCTTAACTGTATGAGCAGGTAAACCTCCTTCATAAGCATCATGGACACTGACAGCACAATAGCTTTCTAAGAAGCCTGGTGTAGCTTTATTGATTAATTCTACAGCATCATAGATATAGCTAACTACAGGGCTTGTAAAGTCTCCTGTTACTTGTGTAAACACATTCTCTAATGCGTTTGCAAATTCAACATAATCATTATACTTAATCTTACTCATCTTCTTCTACCTCAACTGTTAGCTTGAATCCTTTAGCAACATCACCTGTAATACTATCTACACAATCTGTAGTTGCAAACAAGTTTGACAAAATTACATTTGTAAACAAGTCATGACAATTAAATAAATCATGAACAGCAGTAGACAAGATAAGATTATCACCATCTTCATCTGCTTCATTAAGTGCTTGTGCTTTCAAAATAAGATGCATGAACAAAGCAGATAGGTTAGTAAGTGGGTGATGGAGTTTAACAACTTCATTACCATCACTGTTTGTAACAGTAATTGGTTGTGGTTCTACTTCCAAGTATTTTTCCATAAGAATGTTATCAATAACTGCAATAAGCATCTTACCATTAGTAACAACATATTCTCCAGGTTTAATATCATCTTCACCCACAAGTAGTCTATTAAGACTCTTGTAGTTCCCAATAGAGATAAGTTGTTCACTATGAATTTTTTTGTCATTTTGATATAGGTTGATAGTGTAAAGATAGTTCATTTTAAAATTCCTTTTCTGTTAATCATGTTTACCCCAAGCTGAGCCAATTTCAATATCAGCTACAAGAGGTACTATAATTTCAATATCACAGATTTCAAGGACACTTGGATTTTCCATGTGTTCTTTTACTTTTTGAGCGTATTCTTCAGCAACATCTTCATCTGCTTCAACTAGAATGGCATCATGTACTGAGCCAATAATCTTATACTTAGACTTATCTAGTGAATCATCTTCTAGAATATCTGCTAAAGCACTAATAACTAAATCACTTGCAAAACCTTGGACAGGTGTATTGATAGCTTGTCTTTCAGCTTCACTAACATCCTTCCAATTCTTGCTTTGTAGGTTAGGTAAGAAACGTTTACGTCCAATAGGACTATAAGTATATCCATACTTCTTAGCATATTCTACAAATTTCTTGTGCATATCCAATAGTTTAGGATATGAGTTAAAGAAATCATCTCGAATATCCTCAGCTTCTTCTAAAGTAATTTCCATACCATATCCTTTAGCATACTCCTGATAAGTCTTAGCTGACATACCATAGAGTAGACCAAAGTTTGCTGACTTGGCTTCAGTACGCCATCTCTTAGCTTCCTGGTCGTTCTTAGGCTTCTTACCACCTTTAATTAATTCCATTGTCTTTTGGTGTAAGTCACTACCTGATTGATAAGCATGTATCATGTTCTCGTCTTCAGAAAAGATACTAGCTACACGCAACTCAGCTTGTGACATATCCACTTCAATGAACTTTCTACCCTTAGGACATGTAATTACATTCCTAAGTGTTGACTCCTGGGGCACCTGTTGGATGTTAGGATTCTTACAAGTAGTCCTTCCAGTGTCTGCAGTAATATTAAAGCTTGGATGTAGCTTACCATCATATTGTGATAATTCTTCCCACTTATCAACAAACTGTAGCTGTTTTACAAGCTTATTATATCTGAGCAAAACATCTAATATTTCATGTTTTCCTTCTTTTGACCATTCCTCTAACTGGGATTGATTGACTTGTGGTTGTCCACCTTTAGTCATGTGTTTAGTCTCCCAACCTAACACCTCACAGAATAGTCTTACCTTTTGTTGAGCTGAGTTAAAGTTATCTACTTCAGCTTCTTTAACTATATCAAATGAATATAGTTCTTTTTCGACTTCTTTAAGCTCAGTCTCTATTGTAGCTCTGGTCTCTCCCAATAAACCAAAGTCTATTGTAACCCCTTCTTTTTCAACCTCAATATAGGCATTATAGGCTCTTACTTCATGCTTATATACCTTAAGTAGTTTATAAGCTTTGACTTTAGGATATAGGTAATTATAAAGTCTGAATCCATATACAGTATCCCCCATACCGTATTTAATAAGAGTCATTCTTCTTTCTTCCAAGACACGCTCAGACACCTTAGAGTAATATTCAAGTACCTTATCATAATCAGTACCATCATCTACAAACTTAATAAGCATTTGTGGTTTATCTAAGAATAAACTACCTTCCAAGTCATTATATAGAGCTTCAATCATTTTGTTGTATGGTGTAAGTTTCTTAAGCTCAGTATTTTCTAAAGCCCACTCTTTAAGTTCTTTCTTAACACTAGCTACAGTAACTTTCTTGCTAGACTTCTTAGTTTCCTTATCAATATCATAAGTAATACCTAGATACTTCTTGACAAGGTCTTTAAGTTTAAGACTAGGTTCTGTAAGCATGTGAGCTAGAATCTGAGTATCCCCAAACAATTTAAGCTCTAGTCCACACTTTCTAAAGAAGAATAGACTATCAAACTTACCTCCATGAGTAATAATTTTGAATTGATTTAGGAACTTAGCAATGTCTTTAAGCTCACTGTAGTTACCATCAACCCAAACTACATAGGTGTTTTCACTCTCATCTGTAATTTGAATTGACTTAATTTCATCAGTTATATTATTAAGTCCTGTAGTTTCAATATCAACATAAATTTTCTTAGTCTTACTAAGGTCAATCGTCATACCACTCTCAAAACGCTCTAATTCGCCTTCTGATGGCTTGTAAAACGTTTCTAGGGTTGTTGTATAGGTAGGTTGTTTAACACGCTTAGAACGCTTCTTAGAGCTTCTGAGAGCCTTTGACTTTTTTGGCTTTGGTTCTTCTTCCTTAACTTCTTCTTCAGCTACAGTCTCTTTTTTCTTTTTAGACTTCTTAGCCTTTTTCTTTTTCAATCTCTCCTTACGAGTATTGATAGGTTTATCAGGTTTATCCTCTGAATATTCCCCACCAAACTCATCATCAAGGTTCAATGTCATTTTAAGACTAACATCAATTCTGATAGTTCCTTCAGAACCTACATGATTACGGAAACGGTTAAACATCTTAACCTTCCTTACCACAGTTCTTCTAGGGGGTTGAAGCATAATTAATGACTCATACCATCCTTCAAAGAATCCTGAACCATTAATATCACTTGTAGATAAGTCTGAAGAGCCATCTGTTTTTCTTGTATGGTGAACAAGGATAATACTACATCCAGTTTCTTTTCTAAGCTCTGTAAGATTCCTTAACTTAGGTGTAACATCTACTTGATGGTTCATATTACCACTACCAAACAAGAGGTATAGAGGATCAACTACAAGCATCTTGATACTGTTTTCAATGATAGTACGTTTAAGAACTTCAATATTATCAAGATTAATACTTGACTGAACATAGTAGATTGGTAAGTCTGTAGTTCCTGCAATGTTCATCATTCTAGATTTTTCTGCAACTAAACTGTTTTCCCCTTGAAGAATGAGAACACCACCTTGGATAACCTTACGACCATCAAAGGGTTTACCACTAGCTACAGCTACAGCCATGTTAGTAATTAGAGTAGACTTGTAGCTCTTAGGAGGTGCTACAATCAATCCTACTGAGTCATATTCCCAAAGACCTTCAATGAGCCATTCTTCCCCATGCTCACCTTCTTTAACATCATTAATACCAATGATATGTACTTCATCTTCAGAAATATTAACTGAACTACTAACTTTTTTTCTACGCTTAGTCTTTGACTTAATTCTTAATAGAACCTTGTCAATTTCATCTCTACCCCACTTGTCTTGGTCAGTAGACATAACTACATACTTGACCTCTGAAGACTTAGCCCCTTGTTCATATAGAGCTTTAGCAATAGCATATACATAGGCACTACGGTCAGTAATTTCTCTATCTACTAGAGGTTTTACTTCATATTTTTTGTAAAGCTCTTCCAGGTCATATTCCTTATTAGGAATTTTTTTGCCTTTGACCTTCTTCTTTTTAGTGCCTTTCTTGTACTTCTCAAATTCAAGAATTTCAAAAATATCTTGTCTACGATAAACAACACCATCACCTTTAGGCTCAGATACTTCCTGTGGTGTAGCATACTTATGATTAACTGTAGTTGGAATCCTATACAAGTGAACAATGTCACTAGCAGAATCAAACTTAAATTTTTTAACCATAGCATGAGCTAACACCTCATAGTCTTTAGGAGCAATAACTTTATCACTTATCCAAAGACCTTGGTACTTATTAGGGCTTGTTTCCCAGTAATAGCTAGGAGGAAACTCTTCAGGAATTTCAGCACCATCAATATCAGCTACAAGAAATCTAGTAGGTTTGGCATTTTCAAGTAATCTATCCTCTCCATCAATAGGAGCATAGCACATGAATACATTGTAATCATCCTTGTATTCTGTAATAAACTCATCAATTTCATCTAGAGTGATAGTACCATTGTTAAACTGCCCACTTGATGCCAAGAGACCTACATGGATTTCATCTTCCTTACTAAAGTTTAGAGATAGTACATCCTTAAATTTTTTATCTAATGGCATCCTAGCACCTCTATCCTTCCTTAACTAATAAGCTTTCAATAAAGTCATTTGAAGCTTCTTCTTTAGTAGCATCAACAACTAAACCTAAGTCATATTCAAAAAACCAACAATGATTATTTAAGATAACATCATACTGTTCTTCAAAAAAACTATAAGCATCATGCAGTCTTCCATCCTCATCTTTACTGATAAAGATAATGTCACCAACAGTACCATAAACCAAGATACCATATAAATTATGTGCTGTATCTTTAGCATATTTAGCTTTATACTTCTTACCATAAATTTCTACAGTAAGTGGATATTTTTCAGAATCAGTAGAACCAAAACCACCTACACGCTCTGTAGTTACTTCATCACCTGCAGTAATAACCTTATGGAAAATACCTTGTGCAATAGCATCACCTTTAGCAATAGCAACAGTTTCATGAGATACATTCTTAAGTACAATATAAATATCATTACCTGTAGCATGATAATCAGCATCAATGATACCTACACCCAATGGATTCATAAGACCTTTTTTAACAAAGCTAGAGCGTCCATAGATACCAAGCCATAAGTCATTTGAAAACTCACATGATACACCTGATTCAATAGCAATAGTTACACCTGGTTTAATCTCATAATCTTCAGGAGATACAAAGTCATACCCAACAGAATTTTTTGTAGCACGCACAGGAAGCAGTCTATCGTCCTCTGTGTGCCATTCAATATAACTCATTAATATAATCCTCCACTAGACATTTAATCTTTATTACAAGCCGTTTCTGAGCTTCTGGTGACACTACATGTAAACGACTAGCATAATATAGAATTACCATTTGTGAGATATCCATATCTTGATAGTCAATTACTTGTGGTACTTCATAAGTAAAATCACTAGGTCGCTCAAAAGTTTTGCCTAAACTAATACGTTTACACAAAAACTCTAAAGCTTTTTCTAGGTCTTGCTTACCACCCTTATACTTATGTCGCCATACATATTTAATGGCTGTAGCTACAAAGTAATCAAGCTCATACTTAGCAATAAAATCCCAACACTCTACATTGTTAGCATTGTAGCGTTTTGGGTTATGTACTTCAGAATCAGAATTTTTTTCTTCTTCTTTTTCAAGAATAACTACTTTATTACCTTTAGACATGTTAAATAATTTAGAAGTATTAAGTGGTTGATAAACTACATGATATTCTTGAATGTCTACACATTCCAAAGGTTCATTACTATATCCAGGTTCATCTACACGGAAGATGTCACCTACTCTTAAATCTTTAGCTTGCATTTAGAAACTCCCCTCAATGAGAAATTCTTCTTCAGTAACACCTGCAATTTCAGCAAGTTTTTTGATGGAAGCATCAGAAGCAAGTTTTTTCTGATTAATGTAGTTCTGAATAGTAGTATGACTTACACCTAAAGCTTTAGCAAGCTTTAACTGAGTCCATCCTTGCACATATAAGAGCTTAGAGATGTTGTAAGCAATAGCTTGCATTTTTTCCTCTTTACTCTTCATCCTCTTCCTCTTCTTCGTCCTCGTCTTCTTCCTCATCATCATCTTCAAGGTCATCATCTTCATCACCGATAGGAAGGTAATCTTTAATTTCTTTAAACTTAGGATTCCCCTCTTGTGGTGCTACTTCAACATTCAATGATTCACCAATAAGGTCTTCAGAATCAATTTCATCAACAGTAACATCAAAGTCTTCAAAACCAACAGCACGAACCATACTTTGGAACAATTGACCTGAGATGTAGTTGTCAAAGAAATTGCTTGACATTGTAAGTGATTTACCTACAAAGGTAACTTGTGTAGCAGGTTTTTTATCCTTACCAAGTTTTACACGTTTGATTTTTGTGATTTTAACTTCATGGATACCATCCTTGATACCCTCAGCGTTTTCAAATTTGATTTTCATTGTTATTCTCCTTTAGATTTTTTAGTTGTTTTAGATTTTTTTGTTTTAACTGTTTGAGCAGATGAGTTTTCAGTAACTCCTAAGACTTTATTAATATCATTCCATGTAGGATTGATGAGCTTATCAGGAACAGAATTTTTTTCTGGTGTACGAACCTTCAAAGTGTAGATATTAGAGTCACTAAGTTGGATTCCATAATAAGTAACTTTTTTAGGTTTACCATCTACCTTTTCTTTTTTCTGATATGTACGAGCGTTAGCTACAAGAGAGCATGAAGCTAGCAAATAATCACGAATAGAACCTTGTAAATCTGCTGTGATAATTTTAGGAAGGTCTTCATCCTCATCTTCAAGATTAATTTGTTTCTCTTGACAAATGACATAGATATTTTTTCCTGCATTTGCAAAACGTACCAATCTATCAATGACTGAAATCATCTCTTCCTTTGCATAACCATATAGTTGCAAGGTCATGCGTTTAGCTTTCTTATCGTTTTCAATAAGATAGTCATATAGGAATTGTTGGATTTTAGTTAAATGGTCAATAGCAAAGCTATCATAATTTTTTACCTCATCCAACACTTCCAAGAAATCTTCCCAGGATTCCACTGTAGCTACATCAACTGTCTGTCCTGATTCAGCTACATCATTCATAATTGTAGACAAACCATTGTCAGCATCAGCAACTAAAATTTTTCCTGGCATGGAAGAAATTAGTTTGGTCTTACCTTTACCAGGCATACCATAAATGGTAGTAAGATTATGTGGTTTAATCTCACTAAGTTTTTTCAACTTAACCATGTGTTTACTCCTTTAAAAATTTTTACCTAAAAGGTAACAGATAGTAAGGGAATCGAACCCTTAACTGTCCTTTACACTATCTCTATAAGCTTTAACACGCTTTCTAGCAAACTTAACTTGATCCTGTGATATTTCTGAACCTATGTATTTAAGACCTCTCATAGCACATGCTAGGGCTGTAGTACCTGTACCCATGAAAGTGTCATATACAATGCCTTTAGGCTTAGCATACATATCAATAAGCTGTGTCACAAGGTCACTAGAATATGTAGCTTTATTTAATTTATTTGAACCATCATTATTTTTTGCTTCAATGTAGTTAAACATGTTTTCATAATAATTCTGTCCACGCTTAGATACTGACTTAACTTTCTTGTTACATTGAAAAGTTTTTAGTTCAGACTTTCTACAGAATACATAAACAAACTCACAAATTCTAGTCAGTTTATTACTACTAACATTATTAGGCAATGCAGAAGATTTTTTCCAAACAATAGTGTCAGCGATTGTAAAATTTGTTTCTAAAAGAATTTCATTGATAACACGATACATGATTTCGTTAGGCTTGTAATAGTCTTTGTAGTTTTGTGTGTCAGTTCCATAACTCATATTATAAAGAATTACACCATTCTTTTCTAAGATACCGTCAAAGCCTTTAAATAGGTCTACAGTCCATTCTAGATATTCATTATCAGTCATATCATCTAAATGAATATCATATCTGGCCTCATGATTATCTCGTCTTTTAGAGTCTGTTGAATTTCTGGCCGTGTTGTATGGTGGTGATGTAATAACCATCTGAACTTTTCTTCCTTGGCCAGCTATATATTTTATTGTTTGAAAACAATCCTCGTTGAAAATTTTATTTACTTTCATATCTACTCCTTATTATTTAAGTAATGACAGCCAGGGGAGTTGAACCCCTGTAGCACATAAGACAAATGAAATGTACGCATGTAACGTTATGAAATAAAGAAAGGTAAAATTAGTTTTAGAACAGTGTGTGCTTTAACCTTTGCTGTCTTAGTAGGGCTATAAGCCCTTAAATTATTTTTTGAAATTTTTTCTATAATGCTTGTCAATCAATGCACTACGCTTGTAGCTTGTAGCTTTAGAATTAAATCCTGCTAAATTCCAAGCTAGGATACATAGAAAACCTAGAGCTACACAATACACTGGATGTGCAATGATATACCTAATAATATCCATTATTCAACCTCTTTCACTTCAACGCCTGGACAATTGAATACCCACCCAAAATCAGCTTCTTCTAACTCTTTACGGGTGTGGGCCACTCGAAACTGATGTGTCTCCTGTCTGCTATTGATATACCAATTGCCGTCAATCTCGTGATTCAAATATCTAGCGTCGCCATAAACTCCTTTGAATTTGACTATATATCTAGCCTCTTTCTCGACCTCATACCAATCAGCTACACATTGTGGAACTACTTCCTGACATTCTTTTTGGTTATCCATTATTTTCTTTCTCCCTATAGATTATCAAAGCTGAATTATTATAGTAAGTTCCACTAACACCACCATCAGCAACAGCAGAAACATTTGACTGATATTTAATATCAATTAATTCAATACTAGGATTTTCTTCCAAGAAATCATTAATTAAATCATCAATTTCTTCAGCGACGTCAAAACTTTGACTAGTTACTAAATATTTAGTTTTAATCATTTTCTACCTCAATAATCTGTACTCCTTCACTATCAAACACCCAACCAAAACCATTTTCTTCAAGGAATGTTTTTGTAAATATTGTTTGGAAGTATACTGAATTATCTTTACTACTTAATTTAAAAATTTTTGCTTCTCTTTCATAGTTAAGATAACCATAAACATTACCAAGATTTTTAAACTTAACAAGAAATTTTTTTTCTTCAACCTTATAACCATCTAACCAAGCCCTTACAAATTTTTCTTGATTATTACTATCATCTAGCCAACCTCTAACTACACCATCACTAACATATTTACTTGTTATCATGTTTAAAGCACCCATAATAGAGTATTTAAAACTTTTCATATACTCTAAATAGTCAGCAATATGTTCAGGCAATATAATTAAATTTTTTTCTTCCATGTTGTTTACTCCTTATTTTATCTTAATACCATTTTATTATATCACTAAGAGTTGCAAAATGCAACCCTAAACTAAAAAATTTTTCAAATTCCTTTAAAAAGTGTTGTAATACCAATGCCTAAAGCTTCAGCGATATTTTTTATTTTCACTAAAGTAGGATTAATATTTTGACTTTTCATGTTTGAGATATGGTTAGGTGACTTACCTAACTTAAGAGACAGTTTTGTAATTGTAGTTCCTCTGCGATTACACATATCTATTACATTATCCCAAAATTTTTTTACTGATTCCTCATCACCTAAATATTCTCTACCCAATTAAATACCTCCTAAAATATAAAGTACAAGTAAACTAATAGCTACAAATGTGTCACACCATGACACCCATTTATAAAAACTATCCTCGTCATTAACAAAAAATGATGCAAAGCCCATAATAATTATCATAGGAATTATTTTATCTTTCATTCTTTCTCAATTCCTTCATAAATCAAAATTTTTTAAAATATATGTATACCAAATACACAAACAAGAACAATCCTAATTCTGAAATCCATTCTATCAATTCGTCTTTATCATCAATCAATGCCAATTCCACAGCTAGAAACATTAAACAAAGTATCACATATTTATTAATTATCATCATCAATCCCTGTAATCTTAATTCTATTTTCTTCTTCAAAACCATGAACAAGTTCATCCATGTAAGTGGTACCATAATCAGATTTTTTAAAGATATTGTAATCAGGATTATTGATGATAATTTCAATAGTGGAAAGAAAATCCTCAACTACTTTATTAACAATTTTTTCATTGTAGCTAATTTTAAATTGGTGGAAGTGATACCCACGACCTACAATTTTTTCTTTCGGATTTATACAGTCATATACAAAGCCCTGCACATTATAGCCTAGGATTTCTTTCATGACATACATGTAAACATTACACTGTAGTTCCAAACGTAAGTTTTCAAAGCGTGGTTTATTACTGTAGGTCTTGTAATCAACCAACCATATTCCACCGTCAGCGTCAACAACTACAGCGTCTATGTAGCCTTGAAAGTGTTGCCCTGGTAGATACTCAGATAAATCCCACTCAATAAGTTTCTCAGTCTCTATCACTGTACCGATTGACTCTACATCATTGTAATGATTAAGGTATTTCTCAGCTACACGGATTCCGTCAGCTACACCCTTATCAGACAAGCCTTCTTTATTTGCCCACAAGTCAATTGATTGTAGGATACTGTGCAAAGAAACACCATTACCAATACACTCTAAAATGTGGTGTAGTGTAGTTCCTCGGTCTAATGCGTCTTGCCAAGGACTAGGCTTTGATAGACCTTTAATGTAGTGACAGTAAAAATCCCAAGGGCTTTCAAGCCACTTGTTTACTCGACTAACTGACCATGTATTGCCACAAGGCAACTCATCAGGAACATCAACTACATTATCACGGTAAAAGTCTAGTTTCAATACCCTTTGTAGCTTCCTAAAATTCTTTGTCTTGCTTGTCAATCCTCTTTGTTTCCATTGATTGACACTGCTAGCACTAACACCTAGTGCCTTGGCAAATACCTTGTTGGTAAGGCTATACTTATTCATATAGTCCCTGACTTGTTTTGGTTCTATTGTTTCAAAAGTCATGTTATAACTCCTTATTAAATTATAGCTATTAATATAGCTTATGACACCTAGACCCCTGACAGTCTAGTGCTAGCCTTTTCTAGTGTGTCTAAAACCCCTCTAAAAGGGCTTGTAATCAATCCTAGACCCTTGGTAGTGTATTACTACTTAAGTCATGTTTAGCGCTCTCAAATGCCTTTTTATGAGCAATATGAGACTGCTCCCATGCTCTAGCTGATTCTTCCCAACTAGGTCTATAAGGTTGATGGAATACAACCTTGTCTTCTTTCTTACTGAAAATACTAAACATTCTATTATCTCCTTAAATTTTATTAAATCTTTTCACCATAGCTTTGTTAACTGTGATGATTAAACTACAGCTATCTATTTCATCTTGTGAAATAGGCTTTCTTATTTCGATAATATCTTTTCTAGATACTTGACTGAAAACCTCTATATAATAATATAGAGCCATTTTATTTGTAACAGAAATACGCTTGTATTCTGTCTTAAGGTGAAATTTATCACCATTTACTAAATTAATAATAAAATCGACCATAATCAACACCTACAATCAACAACACCATACTACCCAATACAATACACCCAACCATTTTATTTACTCCTTATCCATTAACTACAAATATTCTGTAGATTCAATTATTGTCAATCTATCAAAAGTATCAGGAAAGAGCTTTTTATATTCTCTTTCAGCTACTTTTATACTAGGGTATTCTGAAATAGATAATACCCCTTTTTCTTTATGCTTTACCACTAAGAGAACCATTATATGAGTCCTCTTAAAAAATATCAATTTTTGCTGATTTCAATTCTAGTAGCAAGTCAAAACGTATAGCATTGATTCGTTTCAACATTGCTTTTTCATCATAATTAGGTGTCATGTGGTCATAAGCCACAAGGCACTTATGACAAATATCATGTAAACCTTCCACAGTATCTTTCTTTAACTCAAAGATATGTTCTACATGAAAGCAAATTTCCCTGATGTTGTCTAATGTAGCTACACTCACCACATTAGCTTTTCTATCCTCGTTAAATTGGCTTACTCGACGTGTAAGCCCCATAATCATGAATGCGTTTGACATAATATTTACCTCTCTTAATTGCTTTATCATTTCATCTGTCTTGTCTGTTTAGTGTAACCGTTGTTCCAAGTTACCAAAGTATTCTAAAGTGTTTAATCATCATTGTAGCTTGATTTTGGCTTGTCTCACTAGCTCTATGCCTATTGTCTTAAATAGGGTAGTTACTAGATTATTGATAGCTCCTTAGATAGCTAATCTAATATACCCCCTCATCCCTTGCAAGATAAGAGCTAGGCTTTACCTAAAGGGGTTTATGCTTTTGCATTATTACGCTTCCATTCTAAATAAGCATAATAATCTTCAGAACTCATTCTGTGGTAACCTCTTGCTTCCATGTGTGAGAGTACCTTTTTAACGTCACGTTGTAGCATTGAGTCAGAATTGATATATCCTGCACTGTAGATATTAACAACAGTGCTGTGAGATTGACCATAGATAAAAGTTTCATTCTCATGGTCAACCATAATAAATAAGCGATACCCATTTACTGACATTTTAGAAGCGAACAATTCTGCATTACCTGTTTCAAATTTGTATACCATTTTCATTTACCATTGAGCTATCTTTGTAGCTCCCTTTCCTTATTTACATATTCATTATACACCATACTGTATCTTATGTCAACACTTTTCTGTAAAAATTTAAAATTATTTTCTATATTTACCATGTTGGAAAACATAATTTGTTTTACCTTCTAAATATAGATTGAAAATACTACGAGCAGAACTTTCAGCACCTTGGGCTGACTTATAAGTTTTAGCTTCTTTAATATCTGTAGTAGTTTTTAACTCTTTTGTTTTAGGATTATATGCCTTAACATATACTGTACATGCTTTAGAATCATCATAAAGTCTGATTTTCATTTGTAATACCTCTTTGTTCTTTATCTGTAAGTCATTAACTAACTTACACTAACTATTATACAGTATTCTGTAACAATGTCAATAGGTTTTTGAAAAAAGTTTAAAATTTATTTTATGACCATTTTGATTTTGTTTTTAGGTTTTGGTTTTGGGCTATTGTATTTATAGTAGATTAGTATAGCTAGGGAATGACCCCCACAGGGTCATGACCCCTTCTGTAGCTTATCAACTCCCACACAAAACATAATACATTATATAAGATACAATCTAGCGTATTAACTCGCTACGCTCGTCAATACACTAAATCGTATCTTATTACTATATATTATTTATTAACCTTATATAGTAGAGAATAGTAAGCATATATCAGTATAAGCTAATATAAGCCCTTATAAGAGCCTATAAGTATAAGTAGGTATGATAAGACTATTAACGTATTATAGACGATTATAGGGGCTGTTAGAGGGCTATATGAACGTGCTAATATGATAGGGTAGTAGTGATAGTAGGATATAGGATTGATAGGGGGTGGTATAGCAGTATAGAATAGCATAGAGGAATAAGAATAGAGGAATTAGAGGGGTAAATATAACCATGAAAAGAGTGCAATGCACGCATCCTATAGAGCTGTAGACATGCAACCCTAGAAGACAATGAAATGATGATGATAAAACATACTATATAATATACTGTACTATCAATCAATCATTAATACCACTGCTTAAATTGGTATAGTCTGTACTCTATCAATGCTCGTAGCTTATCAACTCAAACAATAGACAATCCCTTTAGTATCAACGTGTTTCACTGATTTAGACCATTCCTGTATGTTTCTGGAAAATTATGATTTTTCGGAAAGATGTTGGTTGGTAAGCTACAGAATCCTTTAAAATAAAGGGTTTGTATATATACTAGGTATTTTTGGACTTTCACGCTCAGAGCGTTTGGGGCGTGTTATGTTTAGTCAAAATATTTTTGCAACCCTAACCTTATTGCAACCCTATATTTTTCTACAATTTTTAGCTATTGCAACCCAATATGTGATATAATAGTAACTGTCAATCAATACTAAATATTAGGAGGAATTATAAGATGATTGAACTACAGATAGCAGGTTTAAAAGCTAATATTGAAGCTAAATTGGAAGCTATTAGGATGAGTAACCCTTTATATTACCATCAGTTTAAGAGTAGGTATAATAAGTTACTGAAGACTTATAAGACTAATGACTACCTAGAAGATATGTGGGTAGAGTTAGAGGAATTACTAGGAGCTGTAGATGATGTATTAAGGGGGGCTGACTAATGGATAATAAGGTTGAAAAAGCTTGGGTACGTTTCTTTCCACAACAGAGTAAGTTTAATGGAATATCTACTAAAGGACATCACTTAGGTTGGGGTAAATATTTAGGTACTCTAGCTATTATGATTGACTACTTAAAGGCTTGTGGTCTTGATGAAGAGTATGAAAAGTACCGTTCTGTAGTTAAAGATAGATGGGATAGACATGATAGGCTTAGTTATAGAGAAATTGAAAAGATGAAGGGTGAAGTATTAAGTTTACTTCCTGTAGATGTTCAGAGGAAGTTTACATTTAAACCAGGAGTATATACTAAATAAGGGGGTGTTTAAGGTGTCTGAGAAGCTTTCTAAGGATGATGTACTAGCTATGGGTAGATATATACCACTTATGCTAGAAGACTTACGAGAAGAGAAATCAGAGCGTTATATGCAGTTACAAGTTAAGTGGGACATGTATAACAAGAATGGATGTATGGGTTATGACATCACTAATTTGTATTTGTTGTGTAAGGAACAGCTTAGTGATGCTAAAAAGGTTAAGTATCCATAAATTATTGTTGACACTGTAGCTTAGATGGTTTATACTACATGTGTAGGCGATAATGTTGAAAATTCATATTAGTTTACTCCATAGAATTAAAACTTTGTGATGGGAATAAGGGATGTTACTTGACATCTCTTTTTCTTATGCTATAATTAACTTACGGTAGTTGAAGGAAAGCCATTTTAAATGCCTTTAAGTTAATTTTTCTGTTGAATTGGGTTTAAGTATTGACTTAGACCCTTTTTTGATGTATTATACTTATATGCACTAGACATAGTGCAAATATAAAGTAGAAGTGATGGTTTAAGCATCAACACTGGCATTTTATATCAACTTTAATATCTATTCTTGATAATAAAGTCTCCTTATTTTTCATGATAAAAAGTACAGACATCCAACACTGTGCTTTTTTTGTATTTAAGTGTTGACTTATTTAAAGTTATAGGTTATACTATATAATGTTCACGTTATAGAAAGCACATTTTGGATTGAATGTGCTTTTTTTTGTGTTTTCTATTGCTTTTTATAAATTTATGTTTTATAATTGTTAGTAGAATTTAAAATTTAATAGAGATTGAGCTACAGAGCTCAGAGGTTTGTTTAAGCACTTAACAATTTACCTTCAAGTAGGCTTGGAAAAATTGGTGACGGAGGTTTGCTACTGCTCCGTATCAGAGACACTGTAGCTAAGGAAGAATAAACTCAATAGAGAATAAGCTATGATGCCTAAGTTGTAACAGCAACAAAGGAATAACATGATAGTGAATATCTAAAGAGCTTCTTCCAGCGACTTGTGGCAACAAGTTAAGGGAATTAACCCAATAAAGTTACCTCTAAAGGTGTGTCAAAAGCACTCTCCACAATGTGGATATGACAGGTAATGAAATGCTATAACGTGAACGTAGGCAAGGTGGGCAGGCTAAGTTATTACTTAGTATGAGCAGTCTCTCCGACTGGACACTACTGTTGATAGTGGTTTAGGGAACTAATCCCAACCTAATTAATCAGATAGGTCGTCTGCTCTCAGAAATAGGTTTGTAGTTTACAGATATAATGATATAAGAAGTCTGTATTCCCTATTCTCACCCCAAGTAATTACAAGCTTTTTGTTGGGGGGGGGGATTTTCTTACTATCATTAGTCAGTTTCAGTGTCAGTATTAGTATCATTAACCGTAACATTCATTGGTCTTGCAAGTCTTCAGACCAATTCAGTTACTCTCAGAGCTTGCTCCCCAAGCAAAGCTCTGAGCAAATAAATAATAATTAATAATTACTGTAGCTTATCAAATAACCCTTGTAGTTTATCAATAAGTAATTCTAAGTTCTTCGAGTACAGACATGCAAGCACGTCTGTAGCTCTCAATCACTAAGAATTACTAAATAATTATTGACAAATAGAATAATATACTATATAATTACTGTATGTCCTAAAGGGTTCATAACTTTTCCTATTCCTAGAGTAACTTTTGTTACTCAATGCCCTTATAGTCAAGTGGTCTAAGACACAGCTCTGCAAAAGCTTTATCGTCGGTTCGAATCCGACTAGGGGCTGAGAAGGAAGGAAAGCTACAGTAATTGTAACCAACCGATAGCAAGGAGCTAGATATAGCAAACTACTCACAAATTGCTCATTTTGTTTTATTTAGTTCCTTGGTATTGGTTGATTTTTACGTTGTAATTCCTTTCTAGATTCCATATCCCTGGAAAGGGGTATGGTTTTTATTTTAGGTTCTATGGTGTAACGGATAACACAGAGGTCTTCTAAACCTCTACTCCAGGTTCGATTCCTGGTGGAACTATTGTATTTCAAGTAAAAAGGGGTTTACTTATGAAAGATGAAATTAAATTAGCTATTGAAGGTAAGGATAGAGACTACTTTCTTAGTAAAGGTATTCCCTTTCCTAAATATTGGTATGGTCACTCAGACCTTCCAAAATCAAAGAAGAAAAATAGAGCTTATTCTACAGAAATGAGAGCTTTATCTGAAATGTCTCTAGACCAATTAGAGGTAGTAGAGATGTTTTGGGGTATTGCCCCTCTTGTAGTTAATAAAGTCAAAAAATTAGATGTGGAATTTGTAGAAAATATTCCAGTACCTACAGCTACAAGGGTTAACGCTTTAGTTCAAACTAAATTATCTATGATTAGTTCAGATGAACGTAAAGAGTGGGCTGATAGGGTTGAAGGTAAAGCAGTATCTAGAGAAGTATCTATGGCTCTAGTTACTGATGATAGTGATAATACTGCATCAGCTACAAGGGAGCTTATCCTAGATAAGTTTGATGAGCTAGGCAATATATGGGCAGATTATGGTAAAGGTTCTAAAGAAGAACAGAAAGAACTTGAACATGATGAGGTATTGAGACTAGAAGAGGGAACAGATGGGGAAACTGAGGGATAGACTTGTACTAAAACTTGGTGAAGTCCATCCTAAAAGTGAATTATTACCCTGGTTAAAGGGGTATATACCACATCCAGACTCTTATATTAGAAACTCAATACCTATTGAGAAAAGACTCCACTATGCAAAGCTAGGTTATACTGAGTTCCTTGCTGAAATGAATATAGAACTCAACTTTGACCAGGCTTTAGCTATTGGAGCTTTAATATCTGGTGACTATCATACTGGTTACATGATTGAACCTCCTAGGTTTGGTAAATCCTTTATCATGGGAGCTTTAGCTAACTATTTAGCCATGCATAGCTACAGCGTGTCTGTAGTTGCATCTAAGTCTTCTAGAACAGCCAAAGTAATGGAACACGCTAGAAGGCATCTAAGAGGGGCTAGTATCGACATGAAGAATATGTTGGTAGAAGAGTCCAAGGCATCAATTAGCAAGGCTGACAAGCTCCTAGGACGGTCTGAGACTGCTTATAGTAAGTCAAGGATTGTCTTTAAGAATGGTAACAAGATTGATACTAAATCTACAGGGGATACTTTCTCTAGTATGGACTCAGATGAAAACATTGGTGAAGGTTCTCATGTTCTTATTGATGAGATGGACTTTATCTCAGAACGTGCCTTAACAGAGCTTGGTAGACGTGAATTTGAAAGAGATGATGGTGAATCACTTATCCTTTTTGGTATTAGTAACCCTCGTTTCTTAAACCACTTCCATGAATCTGTTACTAACCCTAATTTGAAGGATGATGAGTTTGTTATTTGGGGTAACATAGTTACCTCAATGGAATCAGACTCAATTAAAATGACTCCTGAAGAGGTACTTGCTTCTGACTTTGCTAGAACTGAAGAGTCTATCAGAATCAACTTACTTTGTGAGTATGATGAAAATAGCTCAGAGTTCTTCAATGCTCCAATGATTGTAGCTCCTAGACATGACATTAGTAGCATCTCACCACGCACTATATCAGCTCTAGGAATTGACTCAGCCTATAAAGGTTCTGATGGTATTACACTTGCACTGTCTATGTATGACACCCAAGAGGATGCCCTTGTAAGGGTTACTGATACCATCAACTTAAGACCTGATGAATGGTCTGATGCAAGGTCTACAAGAGAGATTGTAGATGGTATAGAGCGTGTAGTTATGCAGTATAATGTTGTATCACTTGCTATTGATACAGGTCAAGGTTCTCACTTGATTGTTGAGATGATGAACAGACCATCTTTTGATAGGGTAACTATATATCCTATTGACTTTGGTGGAAGACCTACACCTGAGAAGGTAGCAAGTCATGTAGATACTGCATTGATGGCTAGAAATAGAAGAGCAGAGATGCACTTAGTCCTAAGACAGCTTATGCAAGAGAATAAAGTTGTGTTTGCTTCTGAAATTAAGGAAACTCTATTGACTCAGATGAGAGCTATACAGCTTAAAAACAAAGAGCTTGATAAAGTTACCCTAATTGGTAAAGATGTTATCAGACAAGTGCTTAAAAGGTCTCCTGATGACCTAGATGCTGTTATTCTAGCTGTTCATGCCCTTGAATTATATATATTAGGTGTAGAAGGAGGTAATTAGTGGAAATTGATAGAAAAACTGGCTATGAACTCCTTATTAAAGACAATATAGGGATTCCTTCACAGCTAAATGAGATGGATAATACACTTACCTATGAACAAGTGCAATACTTGGTAACAAATATGCCTGGTATTAACACTATTCTAGAAGGTATTGTTGACTACATCTTTGCAGGTGATATGGAGCTTGTTAAGGATGAAGATAGCTCTATTGAGGGTGAAACTCTCAGAGATATGCTAGATTCCCAAAATATCCAAGGAATTACAGTTATGGACATGTTTAAACAGCTCACAAGAGAGCTATTTGAGCAAGGTGCTGTAGGTGTAAGGAAGATTCCTGCTAAACAAGCCCACAATGGTCATAAAGATAGTATTATGATTGTTCCTAAGAACTCTTATGACATCATTTTCAGAGAATCTGAAGAAATTCCACTTGTTTACATGCCTTTTATCTACATTCTAAGACGGTATCATGGCTTAAATCGCAAGAATACCTGGATAAGGGCTTCTGAAGAAGTGGTAGATGATAGGTTTTACATTGATGATGATGGTAATATTGTCTCAAATGACAAGGATTCTGTAGCTTTAACCTCAGAAGACTTCACAAATATCACTATGGATGGCTCATTCATTGGTGTTAGTCCATTTGAGAATGATAAAAAGCGTACCCATCTTATCTTACAGCTTCTAGATTACTTTATTCATGACTTTCAACGTAATGGTGTTGGTACATTGGCATTTAAACACAATGAATCAATGCTTGCTAAGATGAAGAATGATGGAAATCCTTCAACATCAGCTAAAATCTTTGATACAAGTAATTCTAACGCTGTATTCAATGAGGATGTCAGAAAAGACAACGTAAAATCACTAGCAGATATGCTTGCTAATGTAGAATATAATGATTCAATCATTTATTCAGACATCTTCAGTGATATGGAACAGTTGACTAGGGATTCTAAACCTAGTGATTACCTAAATCTCTTATCAATCCATGCTACACGCTTCTCTTGTCAAATTTATGGTGTTTCACCACAGGTATTTGACTTGGATGCAGGTACAGGGAATATCGGTAAGGATGAAGTCATTAAAACATTCATCATTCACAAGGTTATTCCTTGGAGAGATAAGATTGCAGTCAAGCTTACTGAGGTAATCAGGCTCATGGGTTATGAAGGTTATACCTTTAGATTCAAAAACCAAGAAACTAAAGATTACTATGACTATGAAAAAGATAATTTCATGTCTCAGACTTTTGAACGTATCCATGAAGCAGGATATACTGATGAAGCTAAAGCATATCTTTATAAACATCTTCTAGAGGGGGAACAATGACAACAATCAATTTTGACAAAAATGCTCAGCATGGCATGATTGAAGCTATTGAGCAAGCACAAACTAAAGACCAACCTTTCATGGCTACAGGTAGTAATGACTCCCCTGTAGTTGTAGGTGATGTCAATAACATTGATGCTGAATCTGATTATGAAGCTAAGTTCATCTATCCTAAGAACTTTGCTATACAGGGTAACTACACTGATACAGATGAAGGCAGAGAGGTTATTCGTGTATTTAAAGGGGTATCTATTACACCTCGTAAAGCTCGTAGAGTTCGTCATGCTGTAACTACACTTATCCTTTACTTCTCAAAAGTAAATACATCTACTGGTGAGCAAGAAATTATGTCTCTATCAGAAGTTACTGAAGTGTATTCTAAACTCAGTGATGAAGTAGTAGATGCTATGGAAACATTAGTACAGTATGGACTTGGTATTAGTGACTATGACATGGAATATCTCAGTGATGAATCGCTTGTAGTTCTATCTAGTCAGCTTATTGACAAAAACTCAGGGTTTTTTCAATGAGACACTAAGTAGAGTACAGAAGTTAGTCTATGATGATGTCAATGGTAAAGTATCCAAGGAAGTTGAAAGTAAATACTATGATACTCCTATTGATGATTACTTTGCCTACTGTCTTAGGATTGGTAAACACTTTGGTATATCTCCTAAAGATATATATGAGAATTGGTCTCTACCAATGGTCATAGTATCCTTTGTATGTATCCATAATGAAGGTGTTACTGAGTTCGGTTATCAGCAAGATAGTATGAAGGACAATAAACCTAAGATAATTCATTATGAGAATAACTACATCTACAACATCACTGCAGATATGGTAGCTGAAATGGTTACTGAAGAGAAAGAAAGTAAGTTTGCTCCTGAACAGGAAGCACTAATGTCAATGTACGAAAGGAATTAAACAATGTCAGGAAGTTTGAAAGAGTTCTTTGATGGTAAGTATAGTGAAGTAAAATCACTTGGTAAAATTGATGATGCTAAAGTATACACTATGGAAGACTATGTGGAGCTTAATAAGCTAGATGAGCAAGTTAGAAGAAATGGACTTGAACCTGCAGGAAACGCTATTAAAGTGCCACAAACTGATAGCAAAGGGTATTTGACTTCAACTCCAAGAGAGAGACTTGTAGTTAATGAATCAATCGCCTTTATCAACCGTATCAAAGTTAATAAAGAAGCTAAAACAATCTCTATTGTAGTTGACTATAGAGCTTGTACTGAGCAATCACAAGGAAGTATTTATACTCCATCTGTTCTGTCCTATGTAATTGGTAAAGTCAAAGAAGGAAAAGCTGATAAGTATGCTGTACTTAAAGTAGAGAATGTATCAGAACAAGACTTCATCAATGACTTTAAAGACCAACTTACCAATGATGATGCAAAACAGATGTATGAAGTGATTACTCACTATAAAAACACAGGTACATCTACTGGTATTAGTTTAGATGAGCTATTTTAACCAGTAATTAAAATAATCGGAGGTATGTGATGAAAGTAATCACAGCTAAAGTAGAGCTTACTCACAATGGAGAAAAAATTACTCTTAAGGGTACTGAAGCTCAGACTGCTCTACAACGTTTGACAGCTTGGGATGGTCAAGGTTCTGTAGCTATTAACTACACTGACCCTGCTACTAAGCAAGTCCAAGGAATCTTCATGTGTTGTGGTGATACTTGGAAACGACTTCCAAATGAAGTTGAAGAAAAAGAAGAAATGCCATGCAAATGGTGTAAACCTTGTAACATTGGTGATGAAGAAGATGGTGCTATTACACCAGGTGGTAATGGTGCTGTACCTATTCCTCCGTCACCAGATATTGATAGACTCTAAGAGGTGTATCTATGGCTAAGAAAAAAGAAGTTGAGGTAGAACTTCCTCAAATTACAGATGAATACCAACTTGCTCTTCATGAACGTAGAGAAAGACAACTTGGTTTGGATTCTGCTTTGACTGAGGTAGTGACACCAGAAGAAATTGGTAGTAAAAAGGTAAAGGGAACTAAGAAGGATGAAGCTTAAATATACACTGTCAAAACTGTTTCCTGATGGTAAGACCTTCAGAGTAAATTATTTAGATGGTAATATTGTTAAGCTTAAAAATGTTAGGTTTGAGTATGGTTCTACTTATGAGACTGAAGATGTAGCTCTCATTAAGTCAATTAAAGGACTTACTCAAAGATTCCCTGACAATGCTAGTAACCGTGCTTGGTTAGACAGTATTGGTGTTCCTTATAACCCAGTTCCTTGTCAAGCTTGTGGTGGAAGAGTTATCAAACTAGAAGTACACCTATTTGACTTTAAGGAGGTCTAACATGAGAACATATAGACTAGCAGGTACTGTAGTTGATTCTGAAGGTGCTTTGTTCATGGAAGCTTTAGAGCAGGACTACATCTCAGCTAAAAATGTTGAGAAAATCCTAGCTGAAGCAGGTGGAGAAGAAGTAACCTTCAATCTTAACTCAGGTGGTGGTTCAGTTAATGCAGGTAGTGAAATCTATACTATGCTTTCAAGCTACAGTGGTAGAGTTGTAGTAAACATTACAAGTTTATCTGCATCTATCGCTTCAGTATTCATGCTTGGAGCAGATGAAGTAAATATCTCACACCAAGCACAAATTATGATTCACCAACCACACTTTAGAAATGAAGAAACAGTAGACAAGTTAAGTCTTGAACGCTCACTCAACATGCTTGACTCTACTGAGAAATCAATCGCTAAAGTGTATATGAAAAAGACTGGTCTCAGTGAAGATGAAATCCTTGATATGATGTTCAAAGAGACATGGCTTACTTCAGACCAGGCTTTAGAGCTAGGGTTTGTGGACAATATCTTCAATGATGCAGAGGAATCTGTAGAAGGTGTAGAAGACCTTGTAGCTATGGTATCTACTACAGGGAAACAGCTAGAGACTTTACAATTACTAAATGAAATGAAAGGCACTCCTATGGATAAGACATTCTTTGAAAAGGTAAAATCTCTTCTAGCAAACAATTCTGTAGATAATGAATCTGTAGAAACTGTAGAAGAGGTTGTAGAAGCCCCTGAAGAGCCTTCTAAGGCTGATGAAGAGGTAAAAGAAGGCTCAGAAGAGCAATTAGACACCTCTGAAGAGGTTGTAGAGGAAGCAGAAGAAGTAGTTGATGAAGAAACTGAAGAAGTTGTAGACCAAACTACAGAATTGCTTACACAAGCTCTTACTGAAATTCAATCACTCAGAGCTGAAAATGAAGAACTTAAAGCTAAAGTAGAAGCTTTGGAAAAAGACAACAAAAAACTTGTAGCTAAAAGTTCTAAATCACAGTCAGTAGTGGATGAACTAAATAAATTGCTTAACAGTGAAGAAGCTAACGTAGTATCAGTTACTCAAAAGGCAGAACCTACAAATATGATGCCTAAAGGATATACTGGTATTCGTTCAGGAGGACAAATTTAATGAGTAATGTTACTAATGACATTTATACTGAAGAAGTTGTAGGAGAACTTGCTACAGCAATTCAGAAAAACATGGAAAATGCAGGAGAGGGCCATAAGCTTCCTTTCGGTATTGCTAAAGACTACTCAAAAGCATTGCCATCATTGGGTGACTTCAACATCACATCACCAATGGTAGCTTCAATGCTTGAATCTATTGCAGAATCATCTATTGCTACTTTTGTTAAAAATAACAAAGGTAAGTGGGTTACTGAGACCTACACATGGGGTACAACAGACCCAGATGATGGTCAAGGATGCTGTTTCACACCGTTTGAAATTCAAGCTTGTGCTGACTCAGCTAAAATCTTCTCACTTTGTTTGAAAGATTGTGAAACAACACTTGACAAGATGATGAACTCAGCTCTTAAGTACAAGTCTAATGACTTGCTTAACTACTTCCAAAGAGCAGGAATGACTTATGAAGCTTCATTGCAATACATTGCATGGTTCTCATTTGCTTTCCGTACACAACGTGTTATTGCACAAGGTTTGGTTAACTACCAAGGTAAAGGTTTGAGACCTTTCCACGGTATCGCAGAAGTGATGTCACACCCTGCAGTAACTCCTATCCAATCAGGTGACATCCTTGGTGCATTTGCACAAGCAGGATGTATCCTTGATGTACTTAACCAAGGTACTTCAACTAACTACGCTATCTTTGTCCATCCAGTAGGACACACAGCTATTTCAGATGTAGTTGTTGAAGGTAAAAATGGTAAACTCCCTGCAGGTTGGGAAAGAGGTAACTTTGGTAGCTTCCATGGTACACCAGTCACTCTTAAATACAAAGGTATCCCTATTGTAAAAGACATCTATGTACCAAAAGACTTGGAAGTAAACAACACATTTGAAGCTTACATCATTGACTTGTCAGTGACTAAAGTATCGATGGTTTACAAAGACTTGCTTATCCCTGCAGATAAAATCCGTAGAGGTACAACTCTTGAACCTGATTCAGACTGTAACTTTGTAGCTTGTGATATTTACGAAAATGCAGGGGTAGCTCACTCAGCTAACTATGCTCGTAACATCCTATTGACAGGTATGCCATTGTCAGCTAACTGTTCTGCAGGTGTATACACTCGTATCATGGGTGCTTTGGACGGTGAAGTTCCATTCCCAATGGTACACATTCCAAAAGCCTAAGAGGTGAGTTATGTTACTAGATACCATTAAAAGCAGATGTGCTTGTATGAGTCAGGTTACTCAATCTGAGTTTGACACTATTTGGGGTAACTTTGTTAGGTTTCTAAGTAACATTACTTGTTGGGATGTTGCAGGAGGAACTATTGAGCAGTGCTGTAGAGTCCATACAATAGACTTAAATAGACCCCTCTGTAGCTATACTTGTATTCAAGTACATCCATATTGGAAAGCAATTAATCAAGATACAGTTACAGTGGAACTAAGACAGTACAGCTCTAGAGGTGTCAATATCGTTCCTCTAGATAAAAGCTTGTTTACTTATGATGATATTGCTGATAAGTTCTTTATCAGACTAGATGAGCTTATGAACACTGAGGACAACTCTTGTGATAAGAATTGTTCTCACAATGTGTTAGTCATGAGATATGAAGCAGGTTATGACCTTAGTAGTCCTGAATGGAATGACTTAATATGTCACTATCTTACAGGATATACTGCTATAGCTAATAACTGCATGAGTGTTGGTGACTGTGCTAATGTCAATAGACTATCAGCAGGGGCTTCTTTGGTACAAAAGGATGTAGATACTATTAAGTATGTTTGGGAGATTAATAAGGATTCACAAGAATACTTCTTCTCTCAGTTAGTAAATAACTTTTACAAAGATAGCCTAGGAAGATATTCTCTTTGTGGCAGAAGCTATAATCTAAGGACTGAAAAGCAAATTACAGTAGGAAAGAGTAAGTAATGAGAGTTAGATATAGAGGTGTAAATAGCCCTACAGGAAGAACTAGAAGAGGTGGTTGCAGTGCTTGTGGTCAATCTTCTATTGGTAGGACTGAAATGGCTCTCCTAGAGCCTTACAGATACTTCTATCATGATAGAGAGTTTAACTTCTACCTTGGTAGAGAGTATGATGTGCCTGATGAGTTAGGTAAGGCACTCTTGAATAAGTATAGTTATGTCAATGGTAACAAGCTACAAGCATTTGAAGAGGTTATCTAATGACTAAAGATGTCTATATCTTTAGACATGGAACTACTAACCCACAATATGATGATAATGGTAGACAGCTTGACTCTACAGTTTGGGAACAAACAAACCAATTCACTTGTGTAGAAGTAGTTCAGTTCTACAATGCTTATAGGAACTTTAGTAAGAATACCTATGAGACAGAACAAGAGCTACAACATAAGTTATTCTATATTGAGGTTTGGAGACAATCCCAACAAAGAAACTATGATATTGTCTTAGGAGACTACATCTATGAACCTGACTTAGGTTATTGGTGGAAGATTCTAGCAGTATCACATAATGAGGTCATGCCTGGTTGTTATTATCTAATCATCCGTAGTCAAAGACTTACAACAAGAGAAGAGTATAAACTAAGAATTAGGGATGCTCTTACTGCAGATGAAAGTCACACAGGAAGATAGTTGTGGTTAGGAGAAGAAGAACAGGTGATGCTGAGATAGATGCTTGGATTGAAGAAGAGATGCACACTGTAGTTCAGGAATTAAAAGTAGCAGTAGAAAACAATATACATGTGGATACAGGGGCTTTAAGAGACTCTGTAACCATTGAAGAGAGTGGAGAGGACTTCTATGTAGGCATTGATGAAGACTTGCTTGTAACTGACCCTAGAAATCCTAGAGGAAGGAACTATGCAAGGTATCATCATGATGGTACTTACAAGACTCCTGCCAACCCTTTCTTGGATAAAGCAATTAATGAGGTAGGTTCAGGATGAAAAGGAAGATTTTCACTAACATTAAGAGATGGCTTATTGAATATGGTGTAGACATCCTAGACCTTATTCTAGAGCCTGTAGATGAGATGTCTAGAGACACAACCATTCGTTATGAGAATTTTATGCATGAACTCAATCGTCATTTCTCTACAGCTCAGTTCTTTAAGTCAAATTTCAATGCTCACCTTCCACTATTAACAGTAGATGTATCAAATGTAGGTTACTCTTCACAGTGTTATTGTGAGTATCTGATTACTTTTAAATTCCATTGGACTACAATCTCTGCTGGCCAGGAGCTTATCTTAGAAAATACACCTGAAGGTAACTTAGACCTAGAAGATAAAGTAGACAGAAGATTGAAAGCTATGATGTTCTCTAGGTCTTATATTGAGAATGAAGTAGTTTACCGAGACATATTCCAAGACTTACAAAAATTACCTAACTTTGAAGACAAAATTTGTAATGTGGTTAGTATCAGTGACTATCCAGTTACATTTGAACAAGTAGATGATGAGATTAACACTATCTCAAAACAATTTAAAATTACTGTAGGAGAATGTGGATGATTAAAGAACAACCACTAGACCTAGACGCATTTTATGAGTCTAGACAAAAGCTTGCAGGTGAGAATGGTACTATGTACGCTCAACGACAACTTGCAGGAATTAGACAAGTAGTAGCAGAAGCTAAGCTCAACTCTGTAGCTAAAGCAGAAGCTAAAGAAGACAAAAAAGAAAAGAAAGGAGATAAGTAATGACACAAGGTTGTATGCCAAAGCTTACCCATCCTATGTATGGTTATGCTAAGCAAAACAAAAATGAAATCATTGGTGTTAGAGTATCTGAAAAGATTAACTACTACACTGAGCTTTCAACTAAGAACTATCGTGAAATTACTAAGGGAGAGTTTCAATCATTTGATGCCTTGACTACACCTGAAGACATGATTAGATGTAATGAGAAAGCATGTCACATGACAGGTACACTTTATGTGAAACCAGTTGAAGGTGAAGCTACAGTTACCTATGACATCCGTGGTGATTACACTAAAGCAGGTTTTGGATTCCATTACTTGTATGTTACTTTCCTTGGTTCAGATACAGTTACAGTTGAAGCTAAAGTTTCAGACTTGCATGATGTAGAAGGTAAAAACTCTTACACATACGCTGTAGAACTTACAGGAGCAGGTCTAGCTACAGATGTGTTCCAAGTAGCACAATTTGACTTTGCTAACCCACTGTCAATTAAATCTCAAACAGGTACAGGATGGATTCCTTCAGAAGATGGTATCCATGTAGAGTACACTATTAAGCACAAAGACAAGAATGATTCTCTTGTTAAAGAACCATTCGGTATCTCATCTATCAAGACTATTGCTTGTAAGAATGAGCTTCACAAGTCTGATAACGTGCTTATCTCATGTTTGGAATCATTCACTCATGACATCTCACTTGGTGCTTCAGATGCTAGATGTTTCGGTTCAGGATATGACCCTTCATCTACTGAAATCACTACAAGTATTTCAGGTGCTACTCGTTCACTTAATGACTTCTGGTTGAATCCATTGGAGTCTAAAGGTGGAACTATTGTAGCTGGTATTCCAACTACAAGAGTGTTTACTGTTAAAGGTAAAACTGTTAACGGTACTGAGTATGGTTACATTGAACTTGCTGACTTGTACCCAACTTGTAACTCAGTAATTATCTCTCTTGGAGAAAACTGTAATGGTGTATATCTTGAACCACTTCAAGTACCATCTGTAACTCCTGTAGACCCTAACGAGTTTGTAGCTATCTCAAATGTTAAGGCTCAGGACTTTGGTACAGTGTATGTCAATAAGAAATACATCAACCGTGAAGTATTGGTAACTTATGATGCTGAAAAAGAAGTTGAACACTTTGAAGCTAATGAAGACCGTCTTGATTCATTTGAAGCTGAGTTCACAGTACCACGTGTAGCTACTAATGGTAAACGTGAATACCTCAGATTCTATGGTATCATCACTTCACACTCAGAAGAGTTCAACAACTCAGATGAAGTCAACTTGTCACTAGAAGTTACCTTTGTTCGTAGAAATGGTAAATTCTATGACCGTTATGTAGAAGCTTAAGAAAGAGGTAGAGTATGGCTCAAAGGCAATTAAGGGTACAAGTTACCTCACAGGTAGATAAGAGCCTTACTGACCTTCTGAGCAAGTTAGATAAGTATTCTAAAGGTACTACTACTATAAATGTTAAGGCAGTAACAAACAGTAAGGATGTTATTGCCTTATTTAATACTGTTAACAAACTAAAAAATAAAAGAGTTAGGGTTGATGTTGACAGTAACGGTAATAAGGTACTCAAGGTACAGAAGGACTTGCTCAGTCTTAAGAATAAGACAGTAAGTGTTAAGGTAGATGCAGACACTAGAAGCATTACTAAAGTATCATCAGACTTAAATAGTCTTAAAGGTAAAACCATTAAAGTAAATGCTGACTTATCACATCTAAATAAAGCTAAATCAGACTTAGATGCTATTGATGATAAGGTAAACAAGAATAGAACTGTTAAGATTCATGGTGATACATCAGGTCTTACAGCTATCTCTAATGCCTTAGATAGTATTTCTAAAAAGGTACTAGCACTATCAGCTAGAGGTGCTTTAAACATTGGTAAGAGCTTTGCTAAAGATGCAGGTGAGCTTTATGATGCTCAGAATGAATTTGTAAACAACATGAGGTCACTAGACAATCCTCTTAGTGACAAAGAAATCAACTCAACACTTAAAAACCTATCTAAATATGGTGCTCAGACTAAGTACAATGTAGCTGAGCTTACTAACTTAGCAGGAGCTTTAAAAGGGGCAGGATTTGATAAGGAGTTTGGAGGTTTTGATAACCTAACTAAAAACCTTGCAAATATCTCAGCCCTTGCTAGTAGCCCTTCTAATGCCCTAAAACGTGTATCTACACAGATTAAACAGATGTCTCTAGATGGTAAAGTCTTAGCAAGAGACTGGAACCCTATTAGGGATGCAATCGGTGGTACAGCTACACAAAAGGTTGTTCAGAAGTTTAAAGATGAATATGGTTTTGATAACCTAGCTGATGCCATGAAAGAAGGTAAGGTACTAGGTAGAGACTTTATCAAGGTATTGAATGAAGTAGGTCAAGACCCTGCCTTGCTAAAGGCTACAACAAACACTAAGACCCTTAAATCAGCTTGGGAGAACATGAGAGAATCCCTTACTGTAGGTCTTGTAGGTACTCCATTTGAACCAGGAGCCTTAACACCTGCTATTGATGGGCTTGTTAAGTTAATGAATACAGTATCAGAGAATGGTGATGTTATTCAAAACTTTGTAAGTAAAGGTGTAGGTAAAGCTATGTCACTCTTTAAAGAAATGTTTGGGGAGTTTGACTTTAAACAAGGCTTAAAAGACTTTGTTACTTATCTAGCTCCTGTAGGTAAGGGTATTGAATTACTAGCTAAAGGCTTTGCTAAAATTAATGCCAATGGTAAGAATACTGGTAAGATTCTTGGTGGTATTATTACTGCTTCTGCAGGTTGGTTAGTAGTATCTAAGATGGCTCGTTCTGTAAGGGCATTATCAAGCACTCTAGGGCTGTTAAAGAACTTTAAGAACCCTTTCAGTAGGGGAGGAAGTAGTGGCTCAGGAAGTGCTTCTCATGGCTCTACAAGCCTATTAGGTGGTCTTACTAAGTCACTAGGAGACTCAGCTAAGATGTTAGCCTTTGCAGGTTCTATTAAACTTATTGCTAGTGCCTTTAAAGACATTAGTAATACTGACATGGACTTTACTGAAGCTACAGTTAAAGTAGGTACTATGGTAACTATGGTGACTGCTATGGCAGGGTATGCTGTAGTTATGGGTAAAGCCATTAAGAGGTTTAAGCTTAGTAAAGACTTAGCTACTGGTGCTGTTGCTATTGCAGGAGTAGTAACTGGTATGCTTCTTATGGCTAAGTCTATGGAACAGCTTAATAAGATTAAGTTTGATACTGGTAAAGTATATGGTACAGTGTTAGCAATGACAGGTCTTATTGCAATTTTTGGTCTTATTGCTACTGCTATTGGTGGAATGATTGTAGCTTCAGAAGGTATAGGTGAACTAGCTTTAGGAGCAGGGTTATTATCTATTCTTGCTATATCAGGTACTATGGTAGTAGTTGCTAAAGCTATGGAGTCTGTAGCTAAGACTGTAGCTAGAATCAATAAAGTTAAATTACCTAATGCAGGTACTTTCGGTAAGAAGATGACTAACTTTACAGCTCTTGTTACTGAAATGAGTTTAGCAAGTGCTATTAGTGGTAATATCTCTACTCTAGCTCTATTACCATCTATCTTTGGTACTATTAGTAACCTAGCACAAGCTATCCAAGTTGAAAGTATCATCCTTTTAGCAAATCAACTTACTAAACTACAAGGTAGTGTTAAGAATATTCCTGATAAGTCTAAATTCAAAGATACCATCAAGAAACTTAAGAACATGACTGAGCTTATTAGTGAGCTTAGTACAGTTAGTGGTGGTGGTATTAAGAATCCTGTAGATGCACTTAAGTCTCTAGGTAATACCTTTGGTAATATTGTTAAAGGTTTAGAAGTAAACTCTCTAACAGATAATATTAGTAAAGTAGCTAACCTGATTGCTACACTAAGTCAGCTTAACATGCCTGAAGACTTATCTGCTCTTAAGACTAAACTTAAGAATATTGCTAATATCCAAAAGACACTTAATAGTGCTTTTGCTGATATTCAGTTTGGTGATAGTGGTGGTATATCTAACCCATTCATTCATGGACTTAATACTCTTTCTTCATTCTTTGAAGGTTTTGAGACAGGAAACAATATCAAGATATTCAATAAGGTATCTAAGTTTGTTAAAGACATCCAGGACTTAGAACTACCTGATGATGTAAGTTCACTTGTATTACAGATTAGGAAGATTGGTCTTATTCACCAACAACTTAATCAAGCATTTTCTACATTCTCTCTAGGTACTGTTTCTGTATCTTACCCTATCCTAAATGCTATCAATGCTCTAGGTACATTCTTTGATAGTTTAGCTACAAGTAATCTTATCAGTACAGTTAAGAAGCTTACACAGTTCATTAAAGATATTAATGAGGTAGAAGTACCTTCTGACACATCTGCTATTGATGAAAAGATTAGTAACCTAACTAATGTCATGAATAGCCTTAAGAAGCTAGGTAATGATTCTTGGCTTGACTCAATTAACTTCATCAGTAAAGGACTAGAAGCTCTTACTTCTAAACTTGATGGTGCTTCACTAGATGCTAAATTTAAGTCATTCACTAAACTAATTGACTTTGTTAAGAAGATTAGTGACCTTAAGTTAGATGATGCAGGTCTTGAAGCTATAGAAACTAAGCTAGAGAACCTTAAGAAGACACTACAAACAGTAAGTGAATTTAAAGTTGATACACCTCCTGACATTAAAGATGATGTACTAAAAGGTTATGAGAACTTCAAGAAACTTACAGATAAGATTAAGAATATTACTGATAGTCTTAATAACATTCCTGATGGTCTTGATATTTCATCTAAGATTGAGTCAGTTAAAAATGCTTTGTCTAAGATTAGTGAACTAGCTACACTTGACATCTTTGGTAAAGATACACCTTTCAATAAGGATGTAACATCCAACATCAAGAGTGTAACTGAGTTTACAAGTAAGCTTAGTAGCATTGCTTCATCACTTAATGAAATTAACTCAATAGAAGACCTTAGTGGTATTCCTGCTAAGATTGAACAGTTAAGACAAGCACTTCAATCAATTACTCAGGCAGGTGAAAACGGTGGAAGTTTAATGTCTATGTTTGATGCCTTTAAAGGTAAATCAGATTATGGTAAACTAGCAGAAGAAGCAAGTAATATGATTAATTCACTTAAGACTATTGCTGATTCTCTGTCACAGATTCCTGATTTGATTAACATTGAAGGTAGTGGTATTGAGACCCGTGTAGCTAAGATTCAATCAGTTCTTAAGTCATTGACTGACAGTGATACAGGAAGCTTTATCCAAGATATTGGTAAACTTGCTAAAGTATCAGAAGCTGTAGGTCAAGTGACCTCTGTAGTTAATAGCTTTAAGACAATGGCAGAAACACTCATGACAATTCCAGACCTAATCAATGTAGAAGGTTCAGGTATTGAAACAAGAGTTGCTAAGATTAAATCTGTACTTCAGTCTCTTGCATCTTCAGATGATTCAGGCTTAACTACAAGCTTGCAAAACATTCAGAAGCTATCATCTAATATTATGTCTGCAGTACAAGCAGTAAATAATATCTTGATTATTGCTAACGCTATTAATCAATTCCCTGAAGTAAATGCTGATAACTTCAACAATAGTATTAATGCTATTAAGACAGCTATTGAGAGTCTTTCAGGTATCAATGATAATGATGCTATTGTTGGTAACTTAACCAACATCTTGAATACTATCAATCAGATTCAAACTGCTCTAGCTCAGTTTGCTTCAATGGCTTCATCACTTGGTCAACAATCAGGAAGTAACTTCTCTAATGGTTTTGTATCAGGACTTGGAAGTAGAATTGTTGATAAGATGAATGAGCAAAAGAATCAAATTGAGAACCTTGGCTGGGAAGCTTTAGGTGCTTCTATCTCTAGTAAGATTGCTAATGGATTTGATGTAAGTTCTGTACTTAATAAAATTCAACAAATTCAATCTGCTATTGATTCTCTTAGAGGTAAGACAGTTGATATTACTGTTAATGAAACTACAGTTAAGAAGACAAAACATGCTGAGCATGGAGGATTGATTGAGTATCACTCTACAGGTGGTACAGTAGGTGGTAGACTATTTAAACCACTGGGTACTGATACTATACCTGCTATGCTAACTGCAGGTGAATATGTTCTTAAACGTTCAGTATCGTCAATGCTAGGTAAGCAATTCCTTGACAACTTAAATCAGTTGAATCTTACACAAGCTCTCAAAGCTCTAGCAGGACACACAGGCCACTCTGTAGTTAATAACACTACTAACAACATTACTCAAAACGTAGATAATAAAGCTTCATTCATCAATGGATTGAATGAAATTAGAGGGGTGGTTAGACCATGACAACATGTTTAGGTGCTAGGTCAACTTCAGACTTTGTAGCTAGACCTAGAAGGTTCATTCAATACAATGACCTAGTGTTTAGTGGAACTGAAGCTATTAACTCTAGTCCTTCAGAATCAATAACTACTAAGTATGAAACTACAGAGTACATGTTTAGGAATGGTAGTTATTGGAAGATTACAGGAGACCAAGTTCTCCTTAAAGATGATAAGATTACTCTAGACTTATCAATTAGAACTACAGATTGGGATATGATTAATATCCAAGCTCACCAAGACTTCATTAAGGATAACTTATTGACAGTAGGTAAGCTGTGGGCTATTGATACTGGTGGTCAGCTTATATGGTGTAATGCCATCCTTGACTCTTATACTCCTACCTATGAGTGGACTTTTAGAGACAATGGATACTTAAGCTTCCAGGTATCATTTACTAACACTGATGCAGTATGGCATAAAGCAGATGGATATACTACTTTCCTTCTTCCTTATGCAGATTGTAATTTTGTTAACATGATAGCTAGTTGTTTCCAAAACTCTACATGCCAAGCTTTCTGTCAGACTTCCAGAACCTTAAATGGTACTTGTGAAGACTGTGCTAAAGATTGCTGTGAGTTATCTAAAGCTATTTCTCTATGTGAAGTCCAAGGTGATGTATGGTTAAGTTTCTATCAGAAATGTAATAGTGACTACCGTATTATTCATAACTGTGAACTTGGTAGAGAAAGGTTTGGTGATGAAAGACTTTGGGGTGAATCTCACTGTGATGCTTGTGTGGATGGTGCTTGGTCTACTAAGTTCTATTCAGACACTGTAGTTGAGTCTAGAGATGTAACAATTACTCTACAAGGTAAATTTAAAGACCCTAGAATCATGATTAATGATACTATGGTTAAGCTTAAAGGTACTTATGACCAAGGCTATCTATCAATTTCAAGCACTGGTTTAGTTCAGTCATTTAGCTGTCCTACAGATGCTTTATGTGGTGAAGCTGAAGTTGTAAGTAACGAGAATCTGACACTGTGTGACAATGTATGGTGGCATATCAAGAGAGGATATAATATCATCTCAGTTGATGGTGTTACCTCAGAATCATTCTGTGTATTTATTGACTATGAAAGGTTGACTATCTAATGAACAAACAATCATCAGTAGGACTTACAGAAGAACTACTTACCAACTTAATCAACACTGTAGCTATTGAATACCACTTCAGAATTACAGTAGAGAAGTATTATTCATTGCTCTATGTTAAAGGAACATCAGATGAAGCTGTGAGAGGCTCTCTAACAAAGAAACTTCAGTTTGCGAAGGAAACACTAGAGAGAACTACAGAACAGCGTAGAAGCGTTATGAGAGCCTTACAGAGCCTTTCTACTGAGGATGCTAACCCTGACTTGTGGTGTTCACTCAAACATGCTTCAGTTCAAATGATTACAGCTTTTGAAGCTTGGCAAGTAGACATGAATAATGCAGAGGTAGAAGAAATCTATCACTCTGCAGTAGAGCTATTCAATGTAGTTGTAGCAGGATTCTTAGGATTCTATCCTCAACCATGCAGTGCTTGCTTTGCTGACTCTATCCGTTCTCAGGAAGAAATGAATGAAATCATGTCTAATGTAGAATCTAAGAAAGATGATATGTCTGAAGAAGCTGTAATGGCTAGAGCTGTGGAGGTATTCGGTAATGTCCCTGACTCTTTATTGGAAACCAACTAAGGACACTAGACACTACATTACTAATGATGTATTCCTGGGAAACAATATTAGTGTAAGTCATAAGATTATGGATACACCTAGTATTAGTTTCCAACTTCCTACTGAAGTGTTAATGGATAGTCCTATTCCAGATGCACAATTTGAGTTTGTTCTAACCTTTGATAATGGTCATATCTTTCATGGTATTACTGAAAGAATTGATTCAGACCATGTTACTGGTGTTACTACTATTCAGGCAGTCCATGTAGCTACTGAACTTCAACACAGAAGAGTACCTACAAACTATGCCATTAAAGAACTTACACTAGGTGAAATATATACTTATGATGAGTATATTAGACCTGCTTCAATGGGTGAAGGTGGAGAAATTATCTCTAACCAAAAACCAAGAGAAGAAGATAAGAAAGATGGAGAGCCTGAAGAGAAGAAGGTTACTAAGACTGGTAACAAGACCATCAACACAGTCTACAATGAGGATGGTAGTAAGACTAAGACAACTACTTATGAGATGTCAGATGGTACTACCAGGGAAGTAGTTAGTCACATCACTAAGGTAGTTACTGGTAAAGGAGCTTATACTCAAACTACAGTAACTACTAGACCTGATGGTACTGTTACTACTACAGTAACTACTAAAGATGGTTATAATAAAGGTAAGACTGAAGTAACTACTGAAAAGCCTAAAGAGGATAAGGATGTAGATAAGGGTGACAATACTACTAAAGATGATGGTATCTCAGTAAACTATGTTGAGTTATCTAAGCTTAGTGGTATGTTCAATGATGAGAATTGGACTTATAAGTTCACTGAAGAAGGTACAGATGATATTGTTATCACTTACCTATTCTCTAACCAGGATAAGCTACAAGCTCTTACAGATGTATGTAAACAGACTGAGGATGTCTTTTGGAGAGTATCACTCACTGAAGAAAGAACTATTGAGATTGGTAGGTTTGGTCAGTATAAAGAGTTAATGGTTAATGAAACTAACTTGTTAGGTAATGAATTAGTAACTCAAAGAGACTTCACTACAATTACTAACTATGGTATCTATCTTACAGATAAGTCAGACTCAGGTACTACTACTCTTACTCTTAGAGATGTCTATAACAGACCTTATCTACAGAATACTGACTTTCCTGTTATCCTTACTGGTGAGGAAGTTAATACTGAGCGTAGTTATGACTATATTGACTTAATTCCTTTTGGAGCTAACAATAATGGTGACTATGCTGTACTAGATAAAGAAGGTCTAGCTCTTGAAGCAGGTAGGGTATATGAGCAATCATTCACATCAAATGATGTCCAACCTGTAGCTAATAACAACAAAGAGCTATCAGACGAAGACAGACTTGTAGCTAGTAGACAACTTTACACACAAGCAGTAAGAAAGCTTATCCATAGTAGAAGAAAAGTAGGTTATACCTTTGACATCAAAGACTTACCTAATAACTACAATGTAGGAGATAAAGTAAGACTTACATTTGTAGACAGACTACTTAAATCTGAGAAGTGTTCTAAATACTTCAAGAAAGTAATGTCTAAGGATGATTACTTCTACATCTCAGAGATTCTAGTTACTACTACCTATGATGGATTCACAAGCTTTAAATTAACCGTAGAGAAATACTTATATAACGATAAGGAGGTATAGATGCAGACAGAAGCACAGAAGCTCTTAAATGCTGTCAATTCATCTACAGAGAGATGGAAAAGACAAGGGTTTCAAAGAAGGTTCTCAGTAACCGACTTGCATGGTATTGAGTATCAATCAGTAATGACAAGTAATGTTCCTGCTCAGTTCTATACATCAATATCTTATGACTTTGATAAGTTTGCTCATTGGTGGTTTAAAATCATTGTTAGACCATATGGAGTTAAGACAGGACTTAAAGAAGGTGGTTCTACTAAAGGCTCAGCCTTTGGTGGTGATAAGAAGTATACTGGTGGTGATATTACCTATGGTGGTAATACACTTCCTGCAAGTTTAGTACAGACTATCCTTGATGGATGTGCTAAGTACAATTTACTTCCTTCAGGTGTTATTGTCCAACTTTATATCGAGTCTAACTGGGGTAACTCAGCAGTAGCTAAAGCAGATAATAACTGGGGTGGTATTACTGGTACAGCAGGTACTAGACCTTCAGGTGTTGTAGTTACTACAGGTAGTGCTAGACCTTCAAATGAAGGTGGTACATATATGCACTTCAATTCTGTAGATGACTTCCTTATTGACTACATGTATCTGTTAGCTGAACAAACTGCAGGTAACAACCAAAAGATGTATAATGTCCAAGGTAAAACTACATTTGATGAGTTTATGAAAGGACTCTTTCAAATTGGTGGAGCTTTGTTTGACTATGCTACCGCAGGGTATGCTTCTTACTACTCTTTAGCAAATGATGTAAGGTCAGGTATTAACTCAAACAATGATAATATCCTTGATAAGATTGATGCACAGTTACTCCAACCTACAAATGCTTCTGATGGTTCTAATGGTTACTATGACTTAATTGATGGTAATGCCTTTGGTGATATTATTAGAAGTCATTGGGATGGAGCTACAGGAGCTTGGCAACCACATGTAGCTAGAGTTAAAAGAGCTATAGCTATTGC